TGGATCTGATTTACAACAACATATAAATGGCAAGATAAGTTATATACCTCATATATCTTCAACAACTTTAAATTCAGACATAGAAAAATTCTTCGATGCCAAAGAAAGCTAAATTTGGTGTCTCTACGGCACCTCGTGACAAGCCTAAAAAAAGGCCTGGACGTCATAAAAAAAATAGAAATAAACACGAAAAACGTCAACAAAAAAATCAAAAGAAAGGTTGACATTATCCCTAGAAATCCTACATTGTAGATATGAAAGATAAAATAATAACAATAAAAGTAGATGGTGCAGCACAAGGCCAATGGTCTAGTCTGTTGTTAGAACTTAACTTAATGAAACAAGCATGGAAATCTTATGGTGTAGATATAACTTTAAAAGCACCTGGATTAAAAAGTATCTTGAATCATGGAACAAAAGTAAATGACGACACAAAAAGAAATAGACGAAGCAGCTAACAATTGGAATAAAACTAAAGATCCATACTACAAAGATCTTTGGTATAAATTAGTAAAGGAGTTTGCAGATGGAGCTGATTATTTTAAACGACGGACTATATCAATTAATTCCTGTCACAAAGCAAATGACGGAACATATGTCTTTATTGGGCGACGTCAATTGCATGGACCTGTGCGATATACTAAGACTAAAANTAANNGGNTACGTTGANANATTAAACNTACACATCATGAANGATGGTAGTGGTAGTTTAGTTGGTTGTATGTGTAGATAGACCTACCCTAAAGAGGGAAAAAAGTAAGGGTAGGTAATGGTGAGAAATTANNTTNCNNTACCACAATNNTGCCACAATGTCAAATGGTGTTCTCTGGTGTGCAGTAAAACTTAACAAACATGTTGTGTTTGTTGATCTCCTCACGGCCAATCTCTTGCATTTTATTCATAGATTCTTCATAACCAAACATCAGGCAATCATACTGAGTATCAAATCTCTCTGGCCACGGATATGGTTGTAAACAAGTTTGTTGTATTTGTGAACAAAGCACCAAAGTTAATAATATTTTCATTGACAATCCTATAATATCACCTATATATGGGTTATTAAAATGAAAGGAAACAACACACATGACTGATATGTCAAAATATAAAAATGTTTCACTAACGAAACAAACATACGCTACTTTAGATAAGTTATCAAAGGTATTATTGCCCGACGCTAAATTGTCTATCGCAAAAACAATTGAATCAATTGCAAATGAGAAAGTAAAAAAGTTAAATGGAAAAATTAAAAAAAGCTAAAGTNACAATACACATATGNCCTACTTGCAAAGGTAATGGCTATGTAAAAGTTGCAACAGAAGGTAAAGATCAAGTTCACCAATGTTGGGACTGTGATTCGGAGGGAGAATTTTATGAAGTCGATGATCTTGGTTGGATTGATGATGGTAGTTCTGACAGCCTGCACTAAGGATTTAAAGTTTGATGGCTTTGATCCAGCAACGTCAGTTGTTAGATGGGTATTTACAAATGATAAGTGATACAGATAAAGCATATATTGCAGGGCTCTTTGATGGTGAAGGCAGCATCATGATGAGACGTGGTATTGAGAAAAAAAAGAAACACAAAGGTAAAGGTTATCGTATGTCTAATAGTTTACGATTATCGATGGAGATTACAATGACAGATAAATCTGTAGTAATGTGGGTCCACGATGTATTAGGTGTAGGTACTTTTAGAGAGAAGAGAGTGAAAGGTAAAAGAAAAGATGGTACACCTTATCTTAAACAATATAAATGGNGATGTGTATTTAGAGATGCTTACTATGTTTGTTGTATGATCTGGCCTTGGTCACATACTAAGTTAGATAAGGTACAACAAGTCATTAGCCATTACGCAGATCAAGCATTAGATAAAAATGTTATTAACTTAGATGAATATAAAAGGATAAAAAAGAATGTTAGATAAATTTATATACGAAGGTCTACATTTCATTATGAAATGGTCAGGACAGATCAATTCTTGGGCATGGCGTAGACATGCCAGGATACTTAGATCTAAACAAAGTGAAGAGTTAAGAGAGTTAGAAAGACGTCAAGAAAATTACGAGTATCTAGAGGAGTTAAAGAGAAAACTATGAGTGTAGCTGATGGGTTTGGTATGTTTTTCTACGGTATGATTTGTTTTACGATAGGCATGATTATAGTTTATTATGTAATAAAGGATTTAAAATGATGGATGAAAGAGATTTAGAGGAATATCACAACATTGGTAAGGCTATCAAGAAGTCTGAAAAATACAATTATATCAATGGGAAACAGATCACGGACCACGAAACAGGGAAAAGGGTCTATGAGGTAAATAATTATAGACTTCCTAGTGTGACTACGATATTAGGAGCCACCAAAAATCAAGAATTTTTAAAAGAATGGAAGGCTAAAGTCGGTGAAAAGGAAGCGGACAGAATCAAGAATGTATCTAGTGCACGGGGTACCAGTATGCACAAATTCCTCGAGTCTTATGTCACGGGCGTTGGTTACGATGATCTTACAGAACTCGGACGCCAGGCGAAGCCCATGGCCAATAAAATTATGGAGATCGGTCTTGCGCCAGTTGAAGAGTATTACGGCTCCGAAGTTACGTTACACTATCCGGGTCTATACGCAGGTCAAACAGACTTGGTATGTTTACACAACGATCTTGAAACTATTGTTGACTTCAAGCAGGCCAACCGTCCGAAGAAGAAAGAATGGATCGAAGATTATTATCTGCAGATCGCAGCGTATGCCATGGCCCACGATTACGTCTACCAATCTAAGATTAGGCAAGGAGTTATCATGGTTTGCACGCCTGACTTATATTACCAAGAATTTAGGATCACGGACCACGAACTTAGGACCTGGAAACATAAGTTTCTAAAACGACTTAATATGTATTACGAGCTAATGCATGATGAGAAAGAAAAAACAACACCAATGAAAGAGGAGGACTTTTACAATGGCGCGTAAAAAAGAAATACATGGTTATTATCACGATGGTGATAAAACTTGGATAATGTATGTAGATCAAGATGGTAATATAACAATGGAGGAATGGAAAGATGAATGAAAGTATGATTCAAACTTTGCAGATTAGATACGAAGCAGAAATCAAAGATGCAAAATATAAAATTAATGCTGCTTTGGAAAACAACATGGTGATTCCAGAACATATGGACATCACAGGTGAGATAGATAAGCTGATATGTAAGATATCATCTGCTGAAGATAAGTTGGCAGTATTGCGTCGACATTATGTCCAAAATAAGGCAGACAAACAAATACTATAGGATAATGAAGTATCGATTGGGTGTCGATTGGGTGTCGAAGGGTATCGAATTCGACACCTAGTTTAGAATGATTATAAAAAAACTGCGACAGAAGTATACAATTATGGCAAGAATAAGGACAAAAAGTCGACACTTGCGACACCCTTGCGACACCCTTGCGACGGGGGGGGTGTCGACGCTACTATTCATATGTACCAATGNTTATAGCTCAATTTAGACCATTTGCGACACCCTTCAACTTTTTATTTATTTTTAGCGCAACAAAAAAATAAATTGTCATTTAGGTGTCGAAAGAGTAAAACCAATCATGCCTAGGAAGTCCAGACGTATAAATAGTTACACTAAACCGAAGACTGTAAAGCAGTCTGTTAAGTTTCCGTACAAGCGTGTACGTATCGATTGGATTGATATTATCACTGAGGGCGGCTGGGGTAGTGAGAAAGAATTTAAAAATATGAAATTAGCTACACCTGTAAGTGAAGGTTGGTTATTTAGTAAAGATAGTGAAACTGTAAGAATCTTTGCAGGTTACGATGTTGAAGAAGATGGCTCTATTCACTTTTCGGAACGATCGGTTTTTCCAACTTCTTGTGTGAAGAAGATAACTCGGATTCATTAGGTGTTACATCAATTATCTGCGCGTAGTCGTCTAAAATCTGTTTCATTTTTGCTTCTAATTCTTGTTCTGATAGGTCCTCTAGTTTTCCTGTTTTTATTATCTTCCTATCTATGTATAGTCCTGCTGCTTTTCCTCTGTTTGCTTCCGCGTTCACTGCAGAAGAGAACGATCCTTTTTTTAAGGCAGCTTCACGTAGCCTAGCAAGTTCAGCAACATGACCTTCGTAAGTGACTTCATGTTTTCTAAGTCTTTCTTCTTTTAGTTGACCAATATATTTTACAACGAGTGGTGATAACTTTGGATTACAAAGTTCCGATCCTTCTTGTCTTGCACGCTTAGGACTATAGCCAGCAGCTATTGCTGCCTCTGATTGAGTCATAGGTCCTTCAGCTCCACCGAATACTAAAAACTCTGCGAATCTCTGTTGCATTTCTGTTAATCTTTTTGGTACACCCATGTTGACAATTTAAGGTAACATTGTTATAAAGTCAAGATATGAAAGATGACAGAGGAGATTTAGATTTAACTAAACAAATAGATAATTTAAAACAACAAGTTGAAGGTCTTAAAATTTTAATAGATTTATACAAAAGACAATTGTGGGAACAACGTTTGTTAAGCTCACAATTAGAATCTTCTAATAACTTGTTGCAAGGATATAAAAAAGTGATACAGAAATTAACAGACAAGTTAAAACAAAAAGAGTTATGAGAGTACAAGACTTGCAATTGTTTCTAAGTCAATTTACGAAAGGATCTGACGCAATTAAGAATGCACAAATCTACGTAGAAAGAGATGGAAAGTTGTATCAGATTAGAAGAATGGAAGTGCATGAACATAATGTTCCTATTGTAGGACATCCAGGAAAAAGTGCTCACAGATTAGTTTTAAAAACACAAAAACCTTCGAGTCTTATCTTGCCAGATAAACTGCAGAAGGACTATTAAATGAATGACGATGTTACCCCCAAAAACGCATGGCACCAGAGCGTAAATTATATCAAAAACTTAAAAAAAATATCACTACAATATCGTGGATCAGACTTGAAAATCTTAGCTTATCCGGTACTCCTGATCTATTGGGCTATAATAATTCTGGGCACTTTTTCACAGTAGAATTAAAAGTCACGCGAAGTAACAAAGTTCGTTTGTCACCTCACCAAATAGCGTTCCATGTACGCCATCCTAACAA